GTTGCAGCATTACCTGCAGTTCCTGCATTGCTTTCGCGTCGGCTGGCTTCGGCTCAGGCTCCCCCTGGACGAATATCAGCTTGGCGCGGCTGACCAGCGCTTCGGCCAACCCTTTACTGAGGCCGCCTGCATCCCGCAGGAAGCGCTCAAAATCTCGTATGGTTTCCAGCTCGCCGATTGACTCTTCCAGTTCGGCGCTTTTAACGCTGCCCAGATCAATGCGTGCGGCGCTGTCGGCAGGGAACACAACCGGCGATACCTCAACCAGGCTTGACCATTTGCGGACGATGCGGCCACCGTCGGCTCCCTCTTCCCAGTCGCCTTTTTTCAGATAGCCGCCGATGCTGAGGCCGTCGAGCGTGCCGTGTTTGAGTGCGGCGTGTACGTCAGCAGACTTGCTCAGTCCCGGCGTCAATTCGCCTTCCACGTATAGGCCGTGCTCGTCCTCTTTTGCCTTGAGCCACTTTCCGATGGGGATGTCCCACTGGTGGCCGTAAAACATCTTTGGCTTGCCGTTGTTGCGCAGTGTGGATTCAAACGCTCCGCGCAAGATCGTGTCGCCGTAGCTATCGACGCCGCCAAAAACGCTGGCGTAGCCGGAGAATTTTCCGCTTTCGCCGTCGAGCTTGATCTGGCAATCACTGAGCGATAGGGTCTTTTTGAGCAGCATTGCCGCCTCCTTGAATTTTTCCGAGCATGTCCAGCGGAGCTAGGTTTGTTTGCGCGGTCAACTGGTCGCCACCGGTAACTGGTGGGTCGTTCTCCAGTTGGCGGCATTCGTTGCGGGTTTTTAGGCCGTTTTGTACGGCTTTTGCGTAAAGGTCCATGCGGTCTTTCAGGCTGGCTCGCAGCAGCGCATCAAGGCTAAATTCGACACTCAATCGGGCGCGCTGCGCCGGGGTCAAAACACGTTTGGCAATGGCCTGCTGCAGGTTGACCACCAACGGGCCGATGACCAGCTTGTGAAAACCGTCGATCAGTTGTTCGATGCCCGAGCCCCAGGCGGTGACATTGCTATGGCCAACCAGCACCGGCGGCACGCCGAACCAGCGGCAGAGCTCCTCAACGGTGAATCGGCGGGTTTCCAGCAGCTGCTGATCGGCTGGCGTCAGCGTGAGTTGCTGATATTTGGTGTCAGCTTCCAGCAGAAACAGGCGATTGGTGCCGCCTTCTGACATGGCGCTGAAGTTGTTGCGGACTGCGTCGCGCTGCTCGCGGTTGAGCACCTTGTCAATCATCAGAATGCCGCTTGGCTTTCCGTGGCTGGCAAACAGGGTGCTGGCTGCGCCTTGCGCGTTGGCCGCCTCGGTAGTGCTGGCGCGCATGTAATCCAGCCGATCCAGCCCGGTTGTGCCGTTGCCCATGCCCTTGATGTGGAGCACGTTGTCTGCGGCCAACACTGCGACATCACTGCCGACGGTGTACTTGTAGACCAGCGTGCCGTCAGGCAGCAGCCACGGATCTACCTGATCTGATGCCATTGGCCATATTGCGATAGCCTCGCCAGCATCATTGCGCTCGATGCGCGCATAGGCGTTACCGCGCAGCATCAGATTGAGCAGCAGTGCCACCCAGAATTCCATCGGCGTCATGCGCGAGTTTGGCGAGTCGTGCAAGATTTGCCACAGCAAAGAATCGCGCGCCAGTTCTCGCTGGCCTTTATCTGAACGGGTGTAAACAAACAGCGGAAGGCTGGCGATTATGTTGGCGATCAGGCTGATGCAGGCCCAAACAGTGGACAGTTGCAGCGCGCCATCAGGCGCCAGTGCTTGTGTGCCGGGAATGAGCGAGCCAGAAGCGCCGCTATTCTGCCGCCCGGACTGCTCACCCAATGCCCCGGACCAGCCGAACCAGCCGAGAAATGAGGTGATAAGTCGATTCATTTGTTATCCAGAGATTGGCGCGTTGATGAAGTCATCAATGCTCTGTGTTTCCGGGTTGAGTGACATCAGCGTGACGGCGTTGAAAAGCGCCATCAGCGGGTCAATTTTTGCCGATCCTGCCGCCTGCTTGGTGATGATTACGGCGTTGCCGCGCGGCTCCACCTTGGCGTTGCCGACGCACCAGTTCATCATCGGCTGGCCACCATGCACCATGACGCCCTCGGCCAGCTTGCGTTCTGCCGTCTTGATGGCGCCGGTCATCTTCCAGCCTTGCGAGATGCCGATAACCTTGTCTTCAGGGATGCCGGCTTCGCTCAGTGCCTCCAGAATCGCGCCGATACCGGACGGGTCAACGCCGACCTTATCAAGCAGCCCTGACTCATAAACTATTGAGACGATATCGGCCACGTCTGCCACGTCATCGCCGATGTTTTTGACCAGCGTCAGATCCCCGTCTTTGGCGAAGTCGTGAAACCGGGATGCCTCTTGCTTGCGACGCTCCAGCACGGACGGATGCGCCCATGCGTGAGTCCATGCCAGCCATTTTCGGGTTACCTTGTCGCGTCCCACAACAGCCATGCCAAGTAGATCGTCAAGGCCGCCGCCGTCGATGCCAACATCAACCACTTCGGATCTGCCGATAAGCTGTTCCAGCGTCAGGCCGGGTTCTTTGCCCTGTTTCTGCCAGAAGTCAGCGCCGGCCCAACGATCAGATCGCAGGTTCATGCCTATTTCTACGTTGGCATACTTTGATAAAAATCCGCGAAACGACTCGCCACCTGCCAGTTCTGCTTTCTTGAACTCACGCTCCAGAAAGGCTTGGTCTACCGAATAACCCATGTTTGGGTTCACCAGCGCCATGTTTTCCAGTTTCAGACAATCACCATTCGCCACCATCTCTGGCGGATGCTCGAAGATGATCGGCACGAAACCGGGATCGATAATCTTTCCGTCACGCACGTCACGGGCGTAGTCCAGCTTTTGCTTGAACACGCCTGCTGGCGGCTCGTCTGACTGCGTGGTTAGCCAGATCACAAAGCCCTCTGGCCGTGACGCTAGACCGCCGAGTGCTTCGCGGAACATGTTTTCAGCGCTGGGCATCTTGCCGAACAGGTGAAGCTCGTCAACCAGTGTTCCGACTGACTTTTTGCCGCCGACTGTGTTTTGGTCAGCAGCCAGAACCTTCAATGCAGCTCCGCTCTCGCGGTGCGTGATGGTCTTGATATGCGTCTGGACGTGCATCAACACTTCCAGCTCGTCGTCCTTCTGCACCATGTCACGGGCTGGGGCGAATGCGTTATTCGCAACCTCTACCGTTGGCGCCAGGACAGAGAATTCAGCCGATTGCCGCCAGTTCAGAATGACCGCAGTCATCATGATCCCGGCAGCGATCGTGCTCTTGCTGTTCTTCTTGGGGATGAGGATGAACCATTCCGTTATCAGCCGGCGCCCGCTGTCAGCGTCATATGCGCCGAAGATAGAGCGAACCAGATCAAATACCCATTCAGCGCAAGACTCGCCGAATGTCGGGCTGCCAGGCGCGTCAACGATCTTCAGTTGCCGGAAGATGTTCAGCGCCTGCTCTGCCTGATCCGGAAAGATCGGTGGCGGAATGATGGATCGTCCAGACGTGAGTCGCTCTGCCCAGTCCGGGCATGATGTAGACCACTCTGGCATTAAATTTTCTTGCCACCAGAAGCCACCAACTTAGGCGGTGTCGTTTGCGCAAACTTGCTGGCAACCTGCTTGGCCGCCTCTTGCTTGGCTTCTTTTTTGCCGCCGTTTTCAGCGCGGCGAACCTTGGCAGACAGCAGCGCCTTGGCTGCGTCAACTCGCAGCCTCGCATCAGCGGAAGCATCGTTCATGACGGATAGCAGGACGAAAAGCCAGCTGCAGATAGCTGGGGCGAGCAATTCATCAAATCGGCACGATACGGTGATTTCGCTGGCGGCCATATGAACAAGCTGCGCGTGGAAGTGAAAAACACCCTGACCGGCTCCGACACTACCGTTGCCCCGCAGCGTAATGCCGGCATCGTCGCTGGCGCGTTCCAGCCATTTAGCATGGAGGCGTTGCTACCAAGCACCAACACCAGCAGCAACGCCATCGAGTTCACCCGCGAAAACGCCTTCACCAACAACGCAGCAGAAGCTGCCGAAGGTGCGCAGAAGGCTGAATCGTCGCTGACGTGGACGCTGGTGAACATGCCGGTATCGACCGTTGCGCACTGGATCAAGATTTCCAAGCAACTGGCTGCTGATGCGCCGGCTCTGGCCGCTTACGTTGACACCCGCATGCGTTACGGTGTGAACCAGAAGGTAGATATCCAGTTGGTTGTGGGCGATGGCACCGCGCCGAATATCTCCGGCACCTACGACACCGGCAACTACACCGCCCACGGCTACGCCAACGCGGCGCTGGGTTCGACGCTGAAAAAACTGGTACTGATCCGCAAGATCATGGCTGACCTGTACTCCGCAGGCTATCCAGCCG